AGAGTAAATGGGGACATGAATTTGAAACCATTCAAAAGATAATTGTTGATGCACAAGCTGACCATATGCTTACAAGTATGAGGAAAGCTGAATTAAAATTTACACTTAATACAGCAGAACAATTCTATCGTTCAATAACTAAACATGCATATGGACAGACACCTTCATATAGAAAAGTACAGAACTATGCAAAGAAACTTAGTGAAGTATTGGATATGTTCTTAGATAAACCTAAACAAGAAGAGGTTTATAAACAGGAAACACTACAACATTCTAAAGAAATGGGTGAAGAAACTGAAGAACAAGGTGAAGAGATAGAGAATCCACAAACTGTTCAAGACTTAGAACAGCGTATGCGTAGTCAGTTAATGAATGAAATGAACTACCAAACTACAGGTGGAGTAGGACATTGGGGTGAAATGGAAATACATGAACCTGCATTAACTGTTAACTTACAAGGTAGATTAAAGCAGGGTAGAAAATATAGACCAGCTGACTTTGGATATAATCCTAAGTTTATTAACCGCTGGTGTAGTGATAAAAAGATATTCAAACAGAAACAACATGTACTTGGTGGAACTATATTGATAGATGCATCAGGTTCTATGTCGTTTAGTGGACAGGATATCTTAGATATCATGGAGTTATTACCTGCAGTAACTATTGCTATGTACAATGGTAGTGGTACAAAAGGTGATTTAAGAATCATTGCACGTAATGGAATGCGTGTAACTGAAGAGCAACTAGATGATTATTCTGGATATGGTAATGTAGTAGACGGACCTGCATTACATTGGTTAGCTACCATGCCAGAACGTAGAATCTGGGTGTCAGATATGTACATATTTGGTGCATATGGTGATACATCAGGATTTAATTTAATGAAAGATGTACACGATACTTGCATACAAAATAAAATAATTAATCTAAGAGATATAGATGAAGTAAAGGAACACGCTATAAAGTTAAATATAGTATAGTGATAGGAGATATAGGTCACTGGCAACAGTGCTTGTGAATCCTTTCACACAAGTTAAGCCTTTATCATGTAGCAGAATAGAGTCTAGGGAGAACCTAGGACAGGGTTATATCTTATTCAACGTCAACAATCGACCTATAGTGAACACTGCTACGCCTATTACAACCGCCATTCCGTCCCCCTTCGCATCGCTTCTCTCACAGCTAAAGATAGAGGAAGCTAAAGCTTCTTTTCTTGTTCGCTTGCGTGCTAGGGAACTACATGGCTATTACTCTTTTGGCAGCCGGTGCTTGCTTTCACCTTCTCTCACAGCTAAATGTATGCGAGCCGATTTCTTGTTCGTTTGGTTCATTTAGCACCTTTGCCAAATCGTAGTTATATTTTAAAAACAAGACAAGATTATAAAAAGAATGTAAAATGAATAGTATGAAAGATATAGATAGTTTGCTGAAAGAAGCAGAAACAGGAAAACAATCTCAGGTATTTAGTAGGATAACTGAGGAAGCTATGCCTTTTTGGCAGGGATGTGAAGACCGTATTAAGTCTGGTCATAAACTTAAACCATATGTAGTACATAGATTACTACGTGAAGAATATGATATTAAGATAAGTGAATCAGCTATACGTAAATACTTTATTGATTTGGCAGAACAACATGGCAAATAAAAATATAGATAAACTTATTGCTGAAGCAGAGAGCAGTAAGATACAAGAACTAAAGGCTGATAATCTTAAACTTCTCAGACAATTAGAGAAAGCTAAGAATAAAAAAGAAGATATGATTGATGCTATATATGAAGCAGTATCAACAAATCTAAGGACTTGGGCTAAACCTAAGATACCTAAGCCTATAGTATCTAAGAAAAAAAAGAACGAAGAGATAGCTGTTGCTGTATTATCTGATGTACAACTTGCAAAGGTTACACCAGAATATAATACAGAAATAGCAGAGAAACGTGTGATTGAATATGCACACAAAATAGTGGAGTTAACTAACTTACAAAGGTCTGCACATCCAGTACGTAAATGTGCTGTATTAGCAGCAGGTGATATCGTTGAAGGAGAGTTAATATTTCCAGGACAGTCACATCTGATAGACTCTAGTCTATATAATCAGGTAACTATTGACGGACCTAGAATATTAACACAGTTCTTTGATATATTATTAGCAAACTTTGAAGAGGTTGAGGTTACATGGGTGATAGGTAACCATGGTTCCCTTGGAGGTAGAGCCAGAAAAGACTATCATCCCGACAGTAACAGTGACAGAATGTTAGGAAAGATAATGTCTATGGTATATGAGAATGAAGACAGAATATCATTCAAAATACCTGACAGTACAGGAGATAATCACTGGTTTGCTATAGCAAATCTAGGAAAAGACTGTAAATTCTTTGTCTGGCATGGTGATAATATACGAGGACACAGCGGATTCCCATGGTATGGCTTCGGAAAGAAGCTACTTGGATGGAAAGCACTAGCATCCAGGAAGTTAATGCCTGATTTTGACTATGCAATAGCTGGTCATTGGCATACACCCACTACTATGTACGTTAATGATGTACGAGTATGGGTAAATGGTAGCACTGAGAGCTATAATACGTATGCATTAGAGCAATTAGCATCAATGGGTAGGCCTTGTCAGTGGTTATTGTTCTGTAAACCAGGACATGGAATAACTGCTGAATACCTTGTAAAGCTAGATAAAGTATAGGTATACTATATATAGTATGACAAATACAAATGTCAAGCGTAAATGGAGATTAACAGGTATAGAATACTCTGGCATAGGGGACAAACCATACTTCATATTAACAAATGAAGAGGGTGAAGTTAAACTTATGGCAGTAGAAAGAGGTATTACTAACCTACGAAATCTGTTAAGCTTAGAAGAAGAATAAGTTTTTATTTCTTTTTAACTCTTTTGACTAAAAAGAAATAAAAGAAAGGAAAGTTATGACTAATAACGTTGACTTATTGTCCCCTTTTCCCCAGGAATTAGTGCGTAAAGCACCAGCTGGGAAATTTGGAGACTATGTACCACACGCTAATTACGTAGAAAGACTACGTGATAGTGATGTTAAATATTCATGGACAGTTGAAGCTGTTTATGGAGATAATGGTAATGGAAATAAAAGAATAGTAGGTGCTATTGGTACTATTACTATTGAAGGTATGGGAAGTTATATGGGAGTTGGAGATGTTGATACATTTAAACTTAACAATCCAAAGTTCAATGACGGAAGTAACTTCAAAGATGCAGAATCTGATGCATTTAAACGTGCATGTATGCGATTTGGTCTTGGCGTAGAGCTTTGGTCTGGTAGTAAACAGACTGAAGAAGAAGCTAGAGCTGAAGTAACTGAAGATAGAGTTGAAGTTACTAAAGTAGATATGCGTAAAAAGGAGAACAAACCTTCAGCTGAAGACAAAGCATCTATGGAAGCTATCATGGATAGCATCGTAGGTACTGATGGCTAAACAGGACCTAGAATTTATAGCCCAGACTATACAGGCAATACTTTCTAATAAAGTAAATGATACAGATACTATCAATAAGATAATAGGTAGTGCTAATCAATACGCACAGGTAAAGAAATTTCCTGTTAATAAAGAAGACTGGAGTGATGAACAATTAAATTCATACTTTGGATTCTTAGAGAAATTAGTTGATATGCCTGTTGAATATAGCCAAGAAGAGTTTGATAATATGGATGTTATCAAGAAAGTAGAGACTATAATGGGAGAAGTAGAAGACCTAACACCTGGAATAGAAACAGCAGGTGCTATGGTACAAGGAGTCGTAGACAAATTGGAAGAGAAAAAGAAATATCGTGATGACCTTAAGTGTCCTTACTGTACTGCAATGGTTTACGATAATAGAAATAATAAAAAGTCAGATAAAAGTCCTGACTTTGTTTGTTCAACAAATGACCCTGCAGTATGTGGTGGACATACAGGCAAATGGCGTAAGTCCTGGTGGTTAGACAATAATGATGTGCCAGAAGATTGGAACATATCAGCAGAACTATAGAAAGGTGGAGAAATGATACCAGAATACTTTAGAAATACAGAGGTTCCTGGTGATATTAAAAATAAAACTCAACTAATAGCATGGGCATTAGAAGAGTTTATCGATGATGACCCTATTACTAACTGGGAATTTGTCGTAGAGTTAGGTAGTCATAGATTCGGAGGAATCATACATAACTTGAGACGTCAAGGATATGAGATTACTACACTCAAGCACAAGAAGAGAGGATTAGTAAGCTATTATTGCACTAAGATTCCTTCTAAATCAAGTACTACCATTAGCTAATGATAGGATTAATATTTAGTTGTATGTTGAATCCCTTTCAGCTTACAATTGATAATGTAAGTACATATTTAGAATGCTTGGATACTAAGGAGAAAGTAGAATACGTTCAAAATTGGTATCCAACTGTAAGTACTTACTTTGATACAGAGGAAGATATCCTTCGTGCATTAGGTATTATCTACTGTGAAAGTAGAGGAAAACATAAAGCGATTGGTATCAATACTAATGGAACAAAGGATATCGGACTCTGGCAATTTAATGATGATACATGGGCATGGTTAAAGCCTAAGCTTGGTATAATTAGTAATAGAACTAACCCTACAGTTAGTACAGCTGTAGCTGCATGGTTAATTCGAAATGATGGTTGGCATCATTGGAACAGCAGTAAGTTTTGCTGGAAAGGAACTGATAATAAAATGTTGAGAATAAATAATAATGACTTATGAAAATATTTCTAGAAAATATAGAAGACAAATTAACAAATTATTAAATTTAGTATGTAGTTTGTGTGGAGAAAGTTACTTTACAGATTTTACAATGGTTACTTATTGTGACCCTTGTATAGAAAGATTGGAGAGAGAGATTGAGTAAAGAACCTAAAATAGATTTAGATAAAGTACCAAATATCTTTGATAGTCCATTGACTATGAAAGAATGGGGAAGACAGTTTGTCACTGCATGTGGCAATCATTCATTTAATGTACAACCTAATATGATAAAACTTAGAATGTTAATGGAAAGATTTGTATTAGATTATAACAAACAACTGGGTGAACTAGAACCATTAGAGGAGGAAGAATGATTAATAAAGCATTCGCAACAAGAGAAAGCAGAGATGCTATTACATCTACTGATTCAAGACAGAGATTTCTTGAATGGAATAACGATATGAAAGAGGCTGCTTCTAAACTGTCAACCTTTGGCGGTAAGCGTCTCTTAGGTATGACGAAGACAGGTACACTTGTATGGGTGTCTTACGAGATAGATAGAGAGACACTACAGATAAAGATAAAGACTACACATAAGCTAGATACCTTACTACAGGAGGGTTCAGTGCTGGCACCACGTAGAACAACAGTGGGTGCCAATCGTGCAGTACCAGGGAACCCGATGCGTCCTAAGACTAAAGCTGACCAAGGAGAGATAACAGAGAATAGTCTTCGTTATCTAGGTATACTAATAGATATGGTAGAGAGTGGTACTGTAGGGAAAGTTAAAGGTAAATGTAGTACGCAGTTATTTATGCATGTGTCTAACTTTATATATGAAGGTGGTACAACACCAGAGGAACCTAGATGGAGAGATATAATGGATACCTGGGACTTACCTTCAGGTGCATACCTAACAGTATACGGATAGATATTAATACATACAGGTAATACAGATGAACATACAGGATAAAGAAGAAGAAAGTTGTAGGACTTTCAAGCACAAAAACGGATACACAAATATTACAATTTGTAACTGTAAATACGGACATAGATAGGTATAAAAAATTTTATAATAAAGCGGTCAATACCAACCTATAACGACAATTTTTATTTACCGAATTGTTTTAAGTTTCTATTCCAATATGCAGCTTTTTGTAACTGTGCTCTTTGTTTAACCCAAGAAGCATCTGCTGAAGAATAAGCATCATCTAAATTTTTTTCAAAAGCAGGGTCACTTCCATGAGCACCTATTAAATTTTTCATAGTTATCATGTTTTTGTATGCTTCAGTATGTTTAGCTAAAGCTAAATCTCTTAAAGCTTCATGTTGTTTTTTTCTTCTAGATAATTCTTGTTTACCTAGACCAGCATAACCTTTTCCAACTAAGTTATTATCTTGTGCAGACATTAATACCCCTTAGTTCCATATTTATTTTTACTCTTCTTAGTATGAAACTCTGTACCACCAGGGCCTAATGCACGCTTAGTACCTTTGTATATACCTTCAGCAGCTAACACAGCTATACCACCAGGAGTAAATGTTCTAGCAGCTTTAACTCCAGACCTAACAGCATAAGAACCTTTACCATATTTAGCATACTTAGAACGAACCATAGTTTGTTCAGGAAAGTAACCTTTGAAGCCTTTTCTTCCTGCATCTATTCTTTTAGCTGACAAATTATATTGTTGATTAAAAGCTGCTACATTTGCTTTAACATTTTTAGACATAGTTTCATAACCATGATAATGATATGCATGTTTTATTTCACGAATACCAAAAGTAGGTGCACCTGAAGGATGAATACCTACAGGTCCTCGTTTAAGCCAATTTATTTTTTTAGCCATTACTCCTACTTACTAATTTGTTTTTTAGCGTATGTCTTAACTACTGCTAATGCAGCACCACCACCAGCTAATGCAGCTAACTGAATTGTTTCAGCTTCTACACCAACTAATGGAGCAACAGTCAAGGCTCCAATAAAGGCCTCGATGAAGGTCCAGGCAGTTCGCTCAATAAGGTCTTTTAAATCCTCACTCATTTTATAACTCCATGCTTCGTTCCAAGGGGTCCACGCCACATCCTTCTTGAATGTACCTTTAGATGTTCTTGCTCGAATCTTATTAAACATTATACTACCAATGTTTCTGTTCTGGTTTATCTTTACGTTTTTCCCATGCTTCTTTAACAGGACCATAAAGCTCCATTACAGGCATTAATACAGGACTTCTTTTACCTATTGCTTTAATTACTCCTTTTGCTGCTTGGAAAGATTTGGTAGCAATAGCTGCTGATGTAACAGCATCTAATCCTGATGCTAAAGCTTTTTTCAAAGCATTTTGATAATTGATATCATTAACATCTACTCCACCTACATCAGTTGTTGGTAGTTCTTTAGCAGTAGGTGTTCCTGATGGATTCTTAGGTATAGTTGTAACAGGTGATGTTGATGCACCTCCGATATCTTTATCAGGATAATTATCAAGAGAGTCAAAATTTCTTGCTTTCTCTTGTGCATCTGTTATATCATCATTCATACCAGCTGGTGGGACAAAACCTTTCTTTTTAGCAGAAGCTGCTTTTCTAGCTTCTGCAGCAACACGTCTCTTAGCATCTTGCATAGTTTCACCTGTACGTGGAGTAGTAGGATTCATAGGACTATAACCTTCAGGTTCTAATCCAGTATATCCTCTTTCTCCAGGTTTAAGTGGAGTCTCTGCAGTATCAGCTCTAGTTACTTGAGGTGGTCTATTAATAGGATTTCTTACTGGACCCTCTGGTCCTTGTGTAATTGAATGTATCTCTCCTCTGAAACCTATATTAGTATGTACTTGTTCAGGATTAGCAATAGATGGTGCATTCTTAGCAGTTGATTTAATATCACTAACATCCCCAGTTGCTAATTCTAAATCTACTTCATCTAATGCTTCACCTATATTAGCATACCCTCGTGAAGTTGATTCTTTCAATGCTTGTTGTTCATAAGTCTCACCCATTAAAGCTTTTTCTACTTCAATTTGAGATATCTTTTCAGAAATTTTTTCTTCATAAAATTCTCTATATGTTTTAGGAGTACTATCTTCTTTAAAAAATTCAGGATTAGTTGTAAGATTAGTTCCTCCACCACTACGTAACGCTGATTTAGTTTCATAATCAAAATCTATTTGTGCTGTTTGTTCTCTAATCTTATCTACTGCTGGTATCCCTGAAGATTTAATTGGTTGAGGACTTTTTGATACAGTCATAGGTTGGTCTACAAGACTTACATCAAGATTAGCAGCTGATTTTTTAATTAATTCTAACTCTTGTTCTAGTCCAAGCAATGCTTTTCTTTGAGAAGATTCAGCAGGAACAGCATCTAAATCACCAACAGGACCATGTGGAGAAAATCCTCCTTGGCCAGGGATTCTACTTCTATCTGAATCACTAGCTAATTCACTAACATTTGGGTCCCTACGTCTCCATTGCTCTGGGTCATAGTCACCTTCTTGTTCTTGAAATTTATTTCCTCTTGTAAATTTAACTGGTTTAGGCATTATGTTATCTTTCTTCCATCTAGCTTAGCAGACAATACTTGGACTTCTCCACTTATCTCCTGTAATTTTTCCATTACTGTACTTGTAAGTATTACATCATCAGTAGATTTATTAGATAGTTCTTCAACATCACCATCATAATCTATGTAAGTTACCTCAACATCTTGTCCTGATAATATTGCTTCTGCTACACGAGGATAGACAAATTTATATGCATCAACACTGCTTCCAATAAACCCGTCTTTAGCTATTCTATTATTAGTTTGAGTGTTTCCTACTATTAAACAACCAGCAGTATGCTCATCAGTATTACCTGTATGCCATAAGATATACTCGAAACCTGGTACATCTTGTACCCATATCATACCTTTATGAAAATCACCATACTTGTTTACATACCTACTATGAAATCCACCTTCAGTACGTAGCTTTAGTTTGTATGTACCTGCAGGTATTCTTGTCTCACCCCAGACCTTAACATCTCTTTGTTCATCTTCTAATGTGTATGCTAGAAATGTACGGTTACCTCTGTCAACTTCAAATAGCAATCCTGATGTAGAATCTTTACCACTACTAACTCTTAATACCTCATACTTCATTAGTATCTTTTACCTTTACGGCCAGTCTTGTAAGCTTTCTTCTTACCCTTCTTTGTTATTGGCATCATACCTCCTAATCTTTATTCTATAACTTATACATCCTAGATTAACACAAGTTTTATATTTTCTAAAGAACTTGAATCTTTCTCCACAATCAGAACAATTTTTAATTATTTTTCTGATATTACCTACTGGTATTTTTAACATTCTGTTTATCTTTTCTAAATCCTATGGTTAATAACCATATGACTAATGTAATTAAAGTCGCAAGACCTGTAATCTGTTGTGCTGAACCAGTGAGAGTAAGCGTAGCAATAACTAAACCTACTAAAGTCCAACTAAGATTTAAAGTTTCTTTAATTATCTCAATAAACCATGACCATATTTTTTTAAACATTATGATTTCCTCATTATAAATGCTGCCATACTAGCTATTCTAGTTAAAATAACTGGGACTACAACTTCTTGAGCTTTTTCCTTCTGGTCATTAGTCATGTCAGAACCTATGTCACTTATACTTATCTCTTGTATATTTATATCAGTTAAACTTTGTATAGGATTTTCTATAAACTCTTCAAACTGTACCTCTGTAACAACATCAGCAAGGGTATAGTTCTCTACATCTTTATTTTCTACAGCTCTCTCAACATATTCTTCAACAGCAGTAGCAACTGATTCATCTTCTTTAACAGCTTCAGCAATAATTTCAACATCCTCAGCTTCTACTTGTAATACTTCAGCAACAACTTCAACTTGTTCTTCAGTAAGTTCTTCTATCTCTTCAATAGCTTCCTCAACTACAGCCTGTACTACCGCCTGTGTTTCCTCTGTGGCTTCGGATAGATTCTGTACACCAATATCATTAACTTCTTCTAAGACTTCAACAACTTCTTCTGTTTCAAGTTCTTCAACATATTCTTCAATAACTTCAACAACTTCTTCTTCAGATAAATCTTCTTCAACTACAGGTATATCAATAATTTCTTCTAGTTCAGCAACTTCTTCTTCAATTACTTCTTCAGATAATTCTTCTTTATCATTTTCTGTATCGAATATATCAAGTACTTCGAATACAGTTTCTTCAATAGGTTCTTCATCTTCCAATAGTTCAACATTATCTTCAAGTATCTCTTCTTCAATATCAATCTCGTCTTCAATAAGTTCATCTTGTACTTCCTTTAAGTCTTCTATTACATCTTCTGGGTCAGGAGGAAATATATCATTAGCTATTAATACATCTATTAAGTCTATATCTTCTTCTACTTCAATGATTACTATTTCAAATTCTTCTAACTCTTCTATGTATTCCTCTACCTCAAGGATTACTTCAACATATTCTTCTAGTTCTTTTTCTAATTCAAAGATTTCTTCTTCAGTAAGTTCTTCATATTCTTCCTCGGTAAGTAATAAACCAAGGTCTTCCAACATCTCTTCAGACTCTTCAAGAAGTTCGAGTTCCTTAACAGCAATCTCCATCTCCTTTTCAAGAACAAGTATCTCTTCTTCAGTAAGTTCAATGACTTCAAGTTCTTCAATTTCATCATCATCTGCCACTTCAAGTACAACAATGACATCATCAAGAAGCTCCTC